AAAAAAGTTTAGCTTCCGTATAGCTCCTTGCACAGAGTTTTGTGCATTTACAGAATGTGTTTGCATCTCTAGTATTTCTACTTCTAACATTTCTCTTTGCAAATCATCTTGGCACTCTAATAATTCACGCTGTTTCATTTTTAATTCTACAGCTTTCTTTTGCATTCTGATGTGTGCTTCTTGTAAAGCACTTTTTGTTTTATCTACTTCTGCTAACGTATGTTTAATAGAACGTATTGGTGTAATAGCAGTAACATCTAATGTAACGCCCATAAATTGTGAGTGTGACTTGTAGAAGTTACTACACGCTTCTTGTACAACAGGCATTTTTTCATCTATGTTTTTCAACATAGTTTTATATTCTGGTTTTATTTCAACCAAAGCATTTTGTATATCTTTTACGACTAAATCAGTTTTCAAATTAACCACCATTTAATGTTGTTAAATCATCCCATATTCTTGTAGCATGAGTTGCAGGAACAAAATCTTCTTCTGTTTCTCCATCTGCTGCAATCTGCTTCCAACCGTTACCATCACTTACACTTGTGAGATATGCAGTTAAAGCATCTTTACTTGTAATCTCACCTTCAGAATCAGATATATCTGCACCATCATCTGCAATACCAATCATTACATGATCCCTTGGACTTGCTGTATTATCTTTAACAGGAAACATACCTCCTGTTCCTTGAGGTACACCAAATTTAAGAAAAGTTGGTATTGTGCCATCAGAATTTAGTCTATATTTTACTACCTTATATGCCATCTATATCTCCTATGAAGGTTTTGTCGGCCAATCACTATCTGACAAATGAGGCCAGTTAGAGTTTTTTGTGATATCTCTTAGAGCTTGTCTATAAGTTTTCATATTACTAGACATTGTTACGTCTGAAAGACCAAAGTAATCTGTTTCTGCAAGTAAAGCAGTTCTTTTACTTCTGTTCCCTTCAGCTACCGTTGCATCTACACTTGCTTTGTGAGCAGCAGTTTGAGTTTCTACAGTTACAGTCTTACCATCTTTATCTGTATAGTCACTATAAACAGGACCTACTTTATACTTAGTGTACCACTTACCATCAGTTTTATACTCTACTCCATCATCTACTATTGTTTGATAAGGAGGAGTAGTAGAAGGTCTTGAACCTTCAAACACAGGATCAAGTTGATTATGTTCCATAAACTCTGTGGTCAAAGGTTGTGGTGGTCTTTTAGATTTATTCTCTACAATCCAAGTAGTGTCCGTCATTACCCTACCTGTGCTTCTCTCTCGTACCCAACCCATTATTATCTCCTATGCTGCAATTGCGTAAAATATGTAATCACCAGTTGCAAAGCCACTAGCTATTTGAAAACCACTACTAAGTGTATCAATATAATCTGTATTTGTAACTTCTGCTGCTGTTGTATTAAAAAGTGTATAAGGATCATTACCTGAAACAATACCTCTAGTGCTATCCCAAACGTACCAATCACCACTATCTGAACCCTGATCTCTATCTTTAACTAATACAAATTTTGAGCCAGAACTAAATCCACAATCTACATCTGTGCTAGAACCATTAGAATGACTAAAAGAACCAACTTTAGAAACACCTGTAGCTGATGCAAAAAGATAGGCTACGTGGTTTATTGAATTTTCATTTGTAGCTTGATTATTTCCAACTGTAAAAGTTGTAGATGTTGGTGCAGCTCCAAAATATGTATTATTATTGGCTTCATCATAACCATTATTGAGACCTGCTAACACATAGTTATGAGGATTAGTGCCACCATTTAAACCTTTATGATATACAGACCAATTACTTGTTCCTCCTCTTTCTTTAATCCAAATCATTTCTGGAGCAACACCTAAGTTATGATTTAATTCTCTTCCAGATGATTCATTTCCTGTGTAAGCAACCACATCAAAATAACCTTTTGCAATAGACCAAGCCCAAAATATACCTGTAGTAATAAAAGTGTCAGCAAACATAGCACCATCTAGTTGAACAGCATTATTAGATGATGCTGCTTGGTTAAAATCAGAACGACCACTTTCAGAACTATTTGAATTTGTTAATAACTGTTGTGCATTTCCTCCAACTTTACCCATACCTGTAAGACGACTTTGTATTCTTTTTTCTACGGCTGGAACATTACTCCCTGCACGACCAGAGCCAATAACCATATCATGTTTTATCCCTAAATCATAAATCGTGCTTGTAGAACTTGTTGTTGTAAAAGCATTAATACCAAATACATTTGAAGAACTTGTAGGAGTTTGCATTCTACCTTTGCGTATTGCCACATAAATATAAACATTATTATTAGTATTTATAGCAGCATTGTTGTCTTGTAATTGAAATCCTGTTGCTGTTGGAGCAGTACCATATTCTGCAGTTTCTGTATCACTTTTATTTGGATTTAAACTTTGAGATGAATTAGCAACATTAGCAGGTAATCCTCTCATAGTGTCCCAAATAAACCAATCGTTAGCACTAGTAATATCTTTTACCATAAGCCATTGTGGTTCAAAACCAAGAGTAACTGATGGTCCGGGATTACTAGCATTACCAGTATAACTACCACATTGTATCATACCATCAGAAGAGGTGTCATGCCCAAAAACATAAGCAACATAATTAATACCATCAGCATTTACATTTGTATTTAGTTGTAAATGATCAGCATGAAATCTATCACTCCAATAGGTGTAATAAGATTGTTCTGCAACATCAGTATTTAATCTTAAAGACTTGTACGCATTTAAACTTCTATGGTCTACCCACCAAGCATCACCACTACCATCTCCACCAACAGAACTTAAAGCTTTATACATTATCATTCCGGGTGCAGCTCCAAGGTTATGAGATACATTTCTCCCATTTGTACCATCCCCAGTATAAGTTACAACATCAAAAAATTTTGGTGTTGCTCTAAATGTCCAAGCTACATATTCACCACCAGAAGCATTAAATTCTGGATCTCCAGTAGCAACAGTAAAACCATTACTATTAAAAGATGTAAATGAACTACTCTTATCTGAAACAAAAGTACCATCAGCCTCTGCTCTTGAAGTTGCAGTATTTGCTGTATTTACAACCCAATGAGAGTTTGCTACATCTCTTCTTTTTCCCCAAACCATACCAGTATTATTAGCTAAATCAATCCCAGTAGTAATAGTATTTGAACTAGCAGTTCCTGTGTAAAGATTGCAACTAAATATATTTTCTACAAACTTAACAGGATTACTAACACCTGCAGTAGGCCAAAGACCCTGCTTGTTAAGAGCTTGAGCTTCTTCTAGTGTCCATACTCCCGGAGCAGAAGTATCTTCATAGTTATTAGCAGGAAGAACTAATGATTCATCTTTAGTAATTAATCCACCTAAGTATCTTGTCATTAAGCTATTCCTCCATGTGCTCCACCAACCATTCCTTTAGAAAAGTTTCGTACTCCTGCTAAAAGATCACCAAAATCACTAGCATTACCCTCTGATGCAATAGTAACAAAATCCATAACATTTTGAAGAGCACCTGCCCATGTTGCACCACCTCCAAATACACCTCTGGTAGGATCTGCTGTTGCACCTAATCCATATCTTTCAACTGTTAAATCACCAAAGTCAGTAGTACTACCAGTTGAAGCTATAGTAACGTATTGAATTTCATTAAGAGCAGAACCACTAACTGTTCCACCACCAAACAGACCTCTCGTATTATTACTTAATCCTCCCATTGCAGTCTGCAAACCTGTCAGGTCTCCAAAATCTTGTGCAGCTCCTGCTGAAGCTATTGTTATGTATTGAATCACGTTTTGATAAGAACCACCTGAAACCTCACCACCACCAAATATACCTCTTGTTGGAGATTGAAAACCACCTAAACCAAATGTTGCTGCTAGTAAATCTCCAAAATCTGTAACGTCACCTGCTGAAGCTATTGTAACATATTCTATAGTATTTACTTGAGCAGCACCACTAGTTGTACCACCACCTACAATACCTCTTGTATTACTACTTACTCCAAAACCATTTCTTCTAGCTGCACTTAAATCTCCAAAGTTAGTAGTATTTCCTTCAGTAGATATAGTTACATATTGAATTACATCAGTATAACTACCCCCTGTTATAAAACCACCTGCAAATACACCTCTAGTTGAAGAAGAAAAACCCATAAGATTAACATTAGCTGCCACTAAATCTCCAAAGTCAGTAGTATTACTTTTGTTAGGTATTATTATAAATTGTATTACCTCATAATAATCTCCATCATCACCACCATAAAATAAACCTCTTGCAGGTAAGGCTTGCCACCTATCACCTTTAACAGCCACACCATGTTCTTTTAAAGTCCACACTCCAGAAAAATTAGGCATTACTATAATCCTCCATGTGCATCTGAACAGCCACTAAATAAATAAGTATTAGTTGAGCTTCCATGCACATCAAATAAATCACCAAAGTCATTAGCATTACCTTCTGATGCTATTGTAATATAATCCATATTTAATCTACCACTACCATTTCCACCTGCAATAATTCCTCTTACTTTACTACCACAAGAAGCTCCATAATTTCTAGTCATTACTAAATTTCCAAAATCAGTAGCATTACCTAATGTAGCTATAGTTACAAATTCTATTGTATCAGACTGACCTCCACTAGTATCACCACCTGCAAATATACCTCTTGTACCAGAAGATATGACTCCTTGAGCACCATGTCTAGTAGCTGCAGTTAAATCACCAAAGTCTGTACCACCTCCTGAACTTGAATATGTTACATATTCTATTACATTTTTATAGGCATTGCCTCCTGCTGTAAGTGCTCTTGTTGATGAAGAAGTACTATTATTGCTATATTTAGTTCCAGTTAAATCTCCAAAATCTGTAGCATCTCCTTCTGAAGCTATTGTAACTTTATCTATAATATTTGAAGCATCATCAGTTGCACCACCCATGGCTATACCTATAGTAGCATTAGATGCACCTGCAAGGTCTACTCTACCTACAGATAAATCACCAAAGTCTGTAACATCACTTAATGTAGCTATAGTTACAAATTCTATAACATCATTAGTTTGTTGACCACTTAAAAATACTCCTCTAGAACTAGATGAAAAAGAAGCAGTACCATACTTAGCAGCACCTAAATTACCAAAATCTTGTGCATTTCCAAGTGATGCTATACTAATATATTGAATAACATTTTGAGTTGCAGCAGCCTCTCCACCTCCAAATAATCCTCTTTGTAAAGCAGGACTTTCAGAAGTAACAGAGCTATAAGGTGATTGACCAAAAGCATTTATAGCAGATGCTCTAACATTATAAGATTCACCATTAGTAAGAGAACTTACAGTAACAGGACTAGAAGAACCTGAAGCACCACCTTGTAGGCTTGATTTGAGATTTGCTGTACCACCCATACCAGAATGAGAACTGCAGTAGTAGTAAAGAGTATCAGAAAAAGGATTTGTAGAAGAAGCTGCTGCTCCACTATTAACTGTGATAGAATGATTTGATGAACTTAAATCTGTAATTGTACCAGAGGGATTAAAACAAGTCAACAAAACTGTATTTGTAATAGCTGTTAAAGGTGCTG